AGACCATTTGTGCTCCATCTTAAATTAGATGTTAATGTTGCTGGTACCGTACTTCCTATAGAATAATTAAATCCACCAAATATATTATAACTAGCTCCAGCTACAATGTTACCATTACGGCAATTTACAACCCAATAATCACCTAATTTATGACCAGAATTTGTTGAAAATATAAACTTAAATATATATGGATTTGTAACTTGAGGTGCATTATATGTAACGGTTACCTCGGACATAGCAACAATTGTTTGATTTGCTACAACTAAAGTCTTAGGAGCTCCACTTTGCATTACATATATATTATAAGTATCAGGAGGACCTACAGAATTTATTTCAATATAAAATCTAGAATCATTATCTCCACTATATGCATTTGAGTTTGAAACAACTAAATTATTACTACCTTCTCCATAAAAAATAGCCTTTTCAGCTACACTAAATCTCCCTGTAACAGGTTGATAACTAACAGCTGCTGAACCATAATTTGATGCATTATAAATAAATAATTCAGGCAATATAGATGAATTAATTTTTATTCTAATATATACCCCTGCTGGCTGGTTGTAAATTGAATTGTTTAGAAAGTTTTCTGGTTGGGAAACAATATCTAATATTTTATATTGTGTATCTGTGCTTGTCCCTTCAAAACTTTTTAAATATAAATAACTGCCAATAACAGCCTTATCAATATCAGCTTGATTTAACAAAAACCATTTAAATTGCCCATCGGAAAAATAAGTTAATGGGAATATATTATAGTAATCTTGTTTATTTTGCTTTAAAACAAATCTATAATATGTAGCAAAACAAGGTGGTTTAAAATTTTTAGAAATAGTAACTCTTAAATAATTGGAATATTTTGAATTAGATGCTGGAATAAAAGTAGTATTAGTATTATCTGTAGGAGTTATAACTGTTGTACTTCTCCCATAATCATCTAAATAAACAATACCTACTTCATAATCTCTATTACTTTTAAAAGTTGGCAAAGGAGATCCTATTGGACTTATGGGACTATAATCGTTTTCTAAAGTAAAAATAGGTCTAATTGGCTTAGCATCGCAATCAACTAAATCAAAAAATTGAGTATAATTACCATATACCAAACGACTTCCAATTAAATCTTGAGATTTAGCTTTTAATGGCACATTATCAAATAATCGATTTATTTGATTAGGATCAAGAATAGTATAAACTTTATTATTTTCAAAAGAAAATTCTTCATCAAGATTATCTTCAAAGTAATTTGCGGCTTTGTCAATATTATCTATTACGTATGTGTTTAAAGAACTAGTATCTCTAAATACTAATTGTATTTCCTTTACATTTTTGCCTCCTGTATTATATGTAATAATAGCTTTACTGTATTGATTAACCATCGATACATTTTCAGATGTACCGTAATCATATTCAAATGTTTTTGCCCAAAAAGCTACAGGAGAAAATGGAGATAATGCACTGTATTCATCATCAATATATTTATATCGATAAGCAAAATAAACAAATTTATATGCTAAATTATTAGAATATGAATCTAGTATTAATCCAACTCTCGGAGCATTAATAGGTGGGGCTACAATAACGTTAATATCTTCTTCCGTGAATCCACCAACGGTATGAGGATAATTTTTAGCACGCTCAATATTTATTCTACGTGGAGGATTATAATTATCTGTCCAAAATAATAATCCATTGATATAATTTATACCTGTAACGTAGAATGTTTTATTGAAATTTAAAACTGATGGCGTTGTAGGTGATGCTTTAGGTGAATATAAAACAATAGTCGTTAATTCTAAAGTCTCATTGTACTCATAAATAGCATCAGCTGTATCTGAAGCAACTAGCCAATAAATTAAATTATTAGCTTCATACGATATTGAACCAATACATTTAGCATTAGTTAATCCTAAGCTTGTGTTTAGTAATGAATTACCAAGATAATTTTGTGCAGAACCATTATTTGAACCATCAATTTCTACAAATCCTCCGTCTGAATCAGCAACAATTATATTTAATCCGTCACGATATTGTCCATCAGGCAGGAAATGAGGATCGAGATCCTTGTTCATTATCCCTTGCAAAAAGTTTCTTTGTAATTCTGCCATTTATTTTATCCACTTAGATTGACCTCTCATATTCATTAATAATCGGCCAGGGTGTAAATTGCTTAATCTAATTTTAGTATTTCTCCAATTGGATACTTTTTCTTTGCGTGCTCTATTAATAATATACTCAGGCTGATTAGCCTTAGTATTTAATATCGCCCATTTAATGTATGAATAAAAATATTCTTCTGCAAGTTTTGGTGCAGGAATATCTTCGTCGTTTAATCCGTATAGTCCATCAGATATGTATTCTAACACAACTGACTTACGATGAACCCCTGTGCTAAAGTTAATAACACCTTGTGTTTTATTAATTGTAAAACTAGGGTTAGAGTTTGCTGCCTCAGTATTTAATCCGTAGTATTGTCCACCCGGATAATTAAAATACCATAAGCCATCAAGATACCATCCCCATTGGTCATTATATTCACAGTAGCATTGGTTTATACCAAGTATTCTAGATTCATCTAATTTAGATGTACCAATTAATGCTTCTCCGTTTTCATCGAACAATATGTTATAATATTGGTCCTGAAGAAATTCTACCGATGAGTTAGCTTGTAAATTCTCGTGCATAGGGTAAAGTACCCCACCGCAAAATAAAGAGATACGAACCCAATTTACATAGTCTGGAGGCAATACAAATTTTAAGTCATCACCAACCTCAAGTTGCAATGTATTAATAACTCTATTGCCATCATATTGTAATTCCTGAAGAGCACGCTTTGCATGAAATAGAATCTTATACCTACTAATGTTATTCAAAAGATCGCCATCATCCATGTACATTAATTGGAAGTTGTTAACAACATCCTTTAATGTCACATTTTGATATGAGCCCCAATTACTATCTTGTGGGTTTGTCCCGTTATTGGTGTAATATTCTTCTTGAGTCATTATTGTGCCATTTGATCCATGTAAACCTCTTGTTGTTTAGCAGCAGAAACTACCTCTTGCTCTCTAATACTAGTACCAGCGTATTCGCAAATCTTAATAACAAGTTTAGGAAAATCAGATTCAGTTAATTCAAAGTCTTGATAATCACCAGCCGATTGGTTAAACAATGGGCTACCATTAACTAATGTATATGTCCACTTAGGGTCATATGGGAATCGAACATAATATGTTTCAACTCCACTTGTAATCGTTAATGGGTAAATAGTCATATTATCTCCTTGCATAACATATGCAGGGTATAATGTATTTGGTGCTGTTAAGTTAGATTGTAGCAATTTATAGACATTTCTTTGGTCCACATGCTCAATCTCTTTTTGGTTGTAATACAATGCATTAAGTAAGAACCATCCATCAGGCATCGCAAAAGTTTGAGATGGTGAATCGTAAACCAATGACACATTTTTAGAAAAATAATCAATGGTTTGGTCTAATTGCTTAGTTATATCAGAATAGCCTGATGACTCCATTCCTTTAAAATCCTCTAGCTTAGAGTTTTTAAAGTCCACAAAATATTGATTGAAGATTTCTAACTGAGCTTGCTTAGCAAACGAGTTAAATTCTTCAGGAGTTATATATCCATTATTATCCTTGTTAAGAATGGACATTACAGTATTTCTCACCGAATTTATCATGATGACAAAGATATAAAAAAAGGAGGACTTTTGTCCTCCCTATATTATTTGCTATATTTTTTTTCTAGCATTTTATACAAATCAATACCATCATCACTTTGCAGGTAAGATACAAGTAATTTAATTGGGTCTTCATTAAATGGGATACCCATTAATTTCTTTTTATTATCAGGCAAATTAAAGTAGATATCACGTCTGTTGTTCTTTAAAACAAAGAACCCATCTTGATATGCCTTAGCAGCAATATTCTGTAAACGCAACTCAGGATCGTTTAGCATATCCAAGAACTCTTGTGGATTGTTACGAGCATGAATTAAGATATCACGATTAAGCTCCTCGCTTGATAATTTATCAACACGTGTGCCTAATAGGATACGTCCAATAGCTTCTTTAGTTGCTAAGTCTAATGTACGAGCTGCTAACTGAGCATCTAATTGGATGTTCATCCAATCAATTTGAGCAGATGCATCTTTCTTAGTATCAACCTCTTCAAACAAAACACCGTTATCTGGATGAAATGCTAAGAACATTTGTAGCACTTGATTATTCTTTCCTACAGTTAATAGACCATCTTCAAAAACAATTGGATCTAAAATAGCATTTCCATCTTGCTCATCTACAAAAGGAGACTTTTGATTGATAGCATAACGCAATGCCCTGTTTTGATTTGTTGTTTCGTCAAAATATAATAATGGCTTGCGGGCAGTATTTCTCGCAGCCAACATAAATGACATAGGGAATGTTTTTCTTTTTAGGACATAGACTTTGTCCTGGATAGTTACTTTTGACATTTGATTTAGATTTAAATTTTAAAAATAAAATAAGGGAGGAGTTTCCCCCTCCCTAAATTTTTACTAAGCTTCGAACAAGAAGAAGTTGTTCGCACCAAGAGTACATAAAGCACGCTCAGATAAGAAGTTAACTTCCATTGCATCAAGGTCACTAGTTTGAGCACCACCGGCAGAACCTGTGATCCAAGTTTTGTAACGACGATCTTCAGTCTCAGAAGCACGGTAACGAACGTGTAAGAACGGACGTTTAGCGTTTTTGCCTAAGATTTGATCGTATACAGTAGTAGAACCAGCAGGAACCAAGATTCCGTTGATAGCACCACCAACGATACCACCACGAAGAGTTGCATCATTCAAGTATTTCCAGTCAGTCTTGTAGAAGTCATAACCACGCTTGAATCCTTTGAAACCTAAGTTCAAAGCCATGTTCTCATCGTTGTTAAACAAACCGTAAGAAGTACCGTTAGTACCGTAAGAGTTTTGAGAAGCTAACATATCATCTACATCGAAAGAGAACTGACGATTTAAGAAGATAACATTCTCTTGGATAGATCCTTGCTTGTCAAGACGTTGGATGATTGAATCAAAGTCAGACAAAGTAGTAGGGTTACCACCAGCCCAAACGTTACCACGAGTAGCAACAGCATCAAATAAACCTTCAGTACCAGCAGCACCAGGTTGTACTTGAGAAGCAGCAACTGTTAAGTAAGCCAAAGCAGCAGAACCAGCCTCAGCAGGAACACCTTCAACCATTGACATCTCTAAGTAATCTTCGTAACGTAAACGAGTCTCATGCTCAGATTTGATGTACCATAAATATCCAGTAGCACCATTTTCTGAAGTTACTTCAACCCATCCGATTTGAGCCATATCAGAACCAGATACTGTGTACTTGTCCTTAATGATAATAGGCTTGTTCTCGAAGAATAAATCTTCAGACTCTAATGAACCAATCATTCCTGTTGATCCTTTAGTGAATTCTGATCCGTAAACGAATGCAGTAGAAACAGCAGAAGCAGCGATAGTTTGTCCACCAGCAGCATAGTAAGCTACAGAGAAAGTATTAGCAGCTGAATCAACAGCAGTGATAATAGCTTTGTCAGAAGCAGCTCCAGCGTTAGCTGATAAGAATACAGTTTGGTTAACACGGAAGTTACAGTTAACTCCAGCATCTGCAACTGTCCAAGTAGCTGTATCAGCTCCTACAACAGCAGTAGTAGTTACACTAACATATTTAGTGTGTAAACGTCCTTGCTCTGCCCACTTAATTAAGTCAGAGTTAGACGGCATCTCAGCTCCTACTAAACGTAAGAAAGATGCAATAGAACGATTACCATAACGCTCGAATTCTTTCTCATAAGTATCTGGAAGATACTGGTTCATGAAATCGAAATTGGTAATATAGTTTGTTGGCAAAGTAGATTTTACTGCCGATGGTTGTAACTGATACCCAGGTACCGGTTGTACTGATCCCATAATTGTAATTTTTTTTGGTTAGAAAATTATTTTATTCTAAGTCTGTTTCCGTGATCACTATCCATAGCAGTTATCTTAAAGCCACCCTTATCTATTGGTTGGCCTGTTGTTCGAACTGATCCCATATCAATGTTCTTGCTTTGTTTAGCTGACTCATCAATGGCATCTGATTTGCCTTGTTCGTAAAAAAAACGAGCAAATGCATCTCTGTTCATAGCAACAGCTATAGTTTTATGATACTCTTTCGCATCCTTAATGTATCCTTTTTCATCAACGAAATTGTTGAAGAATTTAGATAAGTCCAACTGTTTGTTTTTTAAGTCCTCTGCATTTCCTGGTTTCCAAGATAACTCTTTATCACCAACCCCAAATTTGAAACCTTCAAATTCATTAGTAAATAATTCGTTTGTCTTTTGAACAAAAAATTCAGACTTCTTTGTCTGCTCCTGTTGTTGCTCAGTAAGCTGACTCATGTATTGCTTATAAGACTTCAATTCTTCTTGGTCTTGAGAAGAAACAGATTGTGTACCAATCGACTCAATCGGTGCTCTGTATTTTTCTTTTTGATCCTCGAAATACCTTGTTGCCTTAGTAAGTTCTTTTTTAAATGCAAGTTTTTTCTTTTTAACATCCCTTTCCTCATCCAATTCCTCATCATATGCGAATCTGTCTGACATCTCATATTGGATATCATCGTCATCTAATTCAGGATTCATCTCTTTTAAATACGTAGCGATTAAACGCTCCGGCTTTTCATTAGAGAAATCTTGGTTAATACGATAGAAGTCATCTAGGCCACGTCCTGTTTCTTTCTTAAATTTTAAGAATGCTGAAACATCTTCAGGCAATAATTCCTGATTAGACTCAACTGGCTTAAACAAATCTTCCATGGAATTAACATCCCTGTTATACTTGCTTTTGATATATGAAAGAACGTCGGCATCATCAAATGATGGTGCTTGAGGAGTTGATTGCTCTTCTCCTGAGAAACCTTCAGCTGTGTCGGGTTCAGCCGGGATTTCTAATTTAATATCTTCAGACTCCTCAATTTGAGGTATACCTGTTTTCTCTTCGTGCACTTTTAGTAAAGTCTCCTCTACTTCTTGGACAGACTTCTCTTCAAAGTCAACCAACTTTACTTGATAATTTTCCATTTAAATTAAATTTTAGTTTTGCAAAAGTAATAAATAAAATTATCTTGGATTGAACTGCTCTAAACTAAAGCCATCCAATGAATCTTCTTCAGACTCAAAATCCATAGCAGGTAAGTCTTTTTGGCGTTGCTCAATCAACTTAGACTGCTGTGTGGCTTGTAATTTAGTTCTATCATCTTTAGCTTTTTCTTTCTCCATGTCAAGCTCTTTAATCTTCTCAACCTCCATGCCTTTAAGTTGCATGTTATAATTAAATTCCACACTCATCAGTTGCTCTTTTATTTGAGCTTCTGCTTGCATGCGTTGAATATCAAACTGCATCTGAGCTTGAGCCAATTGAGCCTTTGCTTGAGATTCTGCTTGAACCTTTTGTAAAGCTGCTTGAGCTGCCGCTTGAGAGGATTGAATGTTACCTTGAGTTTGCATTTGAATTTTTGCTTGCTCTTGCTCCATGTCAATGCGTTGCTTTTCTTTCCTTTTGACTTTGAGTAACTCATTGGCTAATTTTAAGTTTTTCATTTGACGAATATCAATAGCATCTTCAAGTGATATTTGATCACGTTGTAGAGCCATTTGAATATTAGCTTCTAATTGAGCCTGTTGCTCCTCATCAGGAGACACTTCAATAAATACACCAAAGTCGTGTAAATATAAATTTTTAATCTCATCTAATATACCAACAGCATACTTACCAATCTGCATAGCAAATTGTTCTTTGAAATCAGAGTATTCTAAAATATCTGCAACACGGCAAGACAATGCCTCTGATAAACGACGAGTAATAAATAAACTACCCTCTAAGATATGACGAGTGGCTGTGTTTGAATTTAAAGCCGCTAGTTTCTGTACGCCAACTAATGCATCAGGGTTAGGAGTAGAAGCATCTCTTGCCTCATTCAATCCTGTTACATCTCTTATCATAGACAAGTATTGATTATATGCATTAATCAATGCAGTAATCTTGCCTTGGCCACTATTAGTATTAAGTTCTTGGATAGGTATTCTGCCATTATTAAATTCACCATCTATAGTCGAACTACGGCCAATAACACTACCCGTTTGGAAATATAATCTTAATGCATCCTCAGGGTTATATGCAGCACCTGTACCCAAATCAACTTCGTTGATACCATCGGCATCAATGTACACACCATCAGGTACAACACGTTGTAATACTTGTTGTAGCTTTAAGTGAGTTAATTGAATAAGGTCAGCAAAAGGTATCATACGTCTAGTTAAAGACTCAATGACTCCTTTATACATTCTTGGTGCTACGGCAATATATTGAGGCAATGCATATTGAGATGCAGACTTAGGGCGAACCATGTTCTTAGCAAGTTCCCATTTCAATAGGTAACTTGATCCCATCACCATTACGCCTTCATACCAAACATCTATGCGTTTCTCTATACGCTCAAATCTTTCTTCTGTTCCTTCAGGAGGATTAAAACTTTCATCCTTTTGGATTACTTTATTGCCTCCATTGTCATTATACTTTTTCTTATAGACATATGTTTTATCTGTCTTATAATTAAAGTACATTAATGTAACAACATCACGATTAAACAAATCACTACGATAAGGACGAAGAACACCATAGTAGTTATACCACGCTGTACCCAATTGTTGAATTTCCGCAAGCTCCTCGTTAGTAATATTCGGCTTAATCTTAATAAGCTCTGTAATTGGAACTTGCTTAACCTCACCAAAATAGAAGCAGTCGTCAAAGGTAGGCGATTCCGTGTAAGAATATACCATATTAGCAGGGTCAACATATTCTACTTGTACTCCAGTACCTGGAACGAAAGAATGTTTGACCATACCAAGACCAATGGTTGTAATATCATAATCGACTCTTTTTCTAATATCATTATAGTGATTAACGTCTAAGATTGTGTTGATAGCTTCCTCTTCAGCAATCTCTATAGCAGGCTTATATTTAAGTTGCATATAAAGATTTAACTCTTGTTCATTAGCAGGTAAATCTTGTTGTGGTACATTAAATGCATCAATTCCAGACTCTTCTTTTACTTGCGTTAAGAAATCTTTTGCGACCATATCAGCCTCAACCATCTCTTGAAACTTACTTCTTTTCTCTGCCGACATAGCATCTTGTGCATATGCCTTAACTTGGAAAAGACGATCATTCATCCCATTGACTACGATATCAACAAACTTAGGGATAATAGGAACAGGAGTCCAATCAAGGTTGATATGTGACATATCTCCATCAACTTGGAATTGCTCTTTATACTTAGCTATAGACTGCTCACCACGGGCATATAGCCTAATGCGATGAAAATCAATCCATTGGGAATAGTACCTACAGTTGTTGCCTGTTTTGGCAAACCACTCCCACATGATACTCTGGCCTACTTTTAATCCAAATTCTTTAGATGCCTTCTCTGCATCTGTTGCCAGCTGCGTGGGGAAGCTAGAAGGATTAATCATTATTAAAGGGTCGTTCATATTATTTTCAGTCTACTCGCTGAACCGCTGTTATCGTATCTTGCAAATTTAATGCTTATTTTTGACTCTTTTTTCTCTGGCAAATAAATATGTTTTTGGTTTGCCATAATCGCAAGCCCTGAGCTAATAGAAGCATCATACTTTGTTCTATCATTAACATTAAATTTAGACCAATCCATAAGAGTTCTAGTAAATGGCATGTTGCCAATTTCATCTGGATTTCTATAAATACCTTCCAAATCATACCCTACATATTTCTCAATGTAAGTACCTATTCCTGCCGCATGGGCCTGTTTCATGTCTTCACTTGAAGACGGTATACCGCCAATCTCTATTTCTGTAAATGACAATTTGGTCTTATGCTTATCGGGTCTGTTCATAGAGAATCCTCTATAGCCCCTATTCTTAAAATGGTAGAGCAATCTAGCTTTATTATTTTCTGCTAAGATAGGCATGCCATAGAATACACAAGCCATCAATACTTCTTCAAAAAATATCTCGGCTGTTTGTGGTCTAGCAATATACTCTAGAAAGAATGCGTTCGATGGGGCATTAGCCATATTAAACTTAGTCAACCCATGCAATGATCCGTTCGATCCTCCAAAGGTAGCCCCTGATATATCATAAGGGTCACATCCAAAAGCACCTAGGTGTTCGTTCAATGGATAACGAGTCCCGTTCTTAGAAACAAAGTTATTACGCATGGCTATCTCAGGTATCCATGATACCAAGAACCTACCATTCCTATCGGGAGTCCATATAACCTCGCTATCTTTCTCGCCATCTTTCCAATGAAAGAATCCACGAGTCAAGACTCTATCTTCTAACATACCATCATTGTAATCAATCTGTTGGTATATTTTAGTCAAGTTATAGATTGACGATTTGGTTTCATCTCTAAAAGCATGTGACTTGGTCCTAGGGAACTGACGATAGAATTCATTAAGTGCATCGGGGTTAGACTTTAATGAGGCAACCTCATTGTTCCAATACTCGATGACACCTTGAGTTATCCATGTGCCTTCAGCTGAGCGAATAGGCTTCTCAGGGGTTTCTAATACTGCATGCCCAAACTCATCGATATATCCTTCAAAGTTATATTCCATGGGTATAAACAATGAGTATAGCCCTGATATAGTCTGACCATTCTTATTTCTTTTGGTTACATCAGAGTCAGTAAACAATCGCTTGTAGTTTTCCCCTCCTTTGTCTAATGCGTTTGATGTTGAGCCCATCATACACTTACCAATAATTCTTGCTCCTAGACGAAGACAAGTCTTACGTATACGCCATCCGTTCTCAATGTTCATAGGCTTCTCTAACTTAGCAGCCTCATCCTCAATTAAGAATCTAAGTTTTTCTCCATCATAGGAGTTGTCTGCTGTGTTACGCCAGTCAATAGATGTATCTAGACCATCGACATCTTCGCCTTGTTCTTGGTCCATGTTCTTACGTGTAATCTTAGATGCAGGGACACGGAAAGCAAGTTCAGTCTTAGGTGTGGTCATACCATCACGCACAGGCTGAAAGAAGAAAGGATAGTTGTTTGCAATAGGTACAACCTTATCGGTAAACATTTTCTTAGCATCGGGTCCTGTCTTAGATACCATACCGACACGTGCATCTTTAGCTAAAGTTGCAATATTGACAGATTCTGATGATGCCATAAAAGAGAAACCTGAACGTCTATTTTTAAGATAGCACATTCCAAAGCATCTAGCATCAGCTTTACACGCTTCCCAAAATAAAAAATATATTCTATTTGACTCTCTGAAGTCTGGATGCCCAACGTCAGTTTTAGTCCATTGAAGATACATATAGTGACTACCGGTGATATAGGTCTTGACCTCATTGTTAATGAACCAATACCCGTATTCCCTTCGGTCAAACTCTTCTTCAATAAAGTCTACCCATT